CGCTGTCGAATGCGGGGCCGTGGGCAACTATTTGTGTTTTTTCGATCATACCGCGATACTCTGCGATTCCGTGAAAGCTGCCATCCGCGACCTGCGAAACGTCTTGGCTTTCAAATTGTAATAGGGTCAGGGTGTAACCCGTGATGGTTAGCGCCCCGTGGTGCAAACGGTCATAGATTTGGCCTTGAATTTCCTTAGCCTCTTTCATGCCCGCCGTGCGGCTGCGTGTATGGATGCGCTGCACAAAATTGAAACCGTTTATATGTTTGTCATCCCATTGCGTGAACACGCCAGCGCCTATGGTAACATGCGGCCACGTTGCCGATGCGCCACCATCAACAACTTGTGGCGCTACGTCATAGACTGTCAGCCCAAGCGCAGATAACGCGCTGTAAATTGCCTTTTGGGTTTCCCATTCTGCTGACATTATTTCGCCGCCCGCTTTCTTTCGCGCGCCAACCGCGCCTCTAGCTTTTTAACAAATGCCTCAAGGTAAACGCGATCTATATTGGGGCGCATTTCTTCTAGGGCTTTTAGGAAAAAAGCATGTTCCACACCGTCAGGCCCTTGCCCATATTCAAGAAAACGCCAGTAAAACGGCCCGCGCTTGCCTTTGCGTTCAACCTTTACTGTGCTTTCAACACTCTCTTTTGTGCCGCGCTCCCGGTTTGGCTTTATTGCTTTTTCAAGGTCGCCTTCATCGCTTGGCGCATTTTTCTTGCCAGACACTGCCAATTGCTTTGTAATATCGTAACAAACAACCCGCAACAACGCCTTTGCGTGCTTCGGGGCCATCTCTTTTAGCGTCCGGTTAACATCTGCGATGCCCGTTATCTCGCTGGACATTTTCACGAGTTGACGCCCCGTTCTGCCTCGATCACCAGATGCAACTTGCGCCCACCCTCGGCACGAATGCCGCGAATATTGTAGGTGACGCCCTGCCACACAATGCGGTCAAGTTCTGTCACATCCGCGCGGTTATAGATAGTGAACTCGACAACAAATGTTGCTGTTGTTCGACCCTCTGTCAGCCCCTCGCGGCCCGACTTAGCCTTGACGTTGGCCCATGGGTTAGCGTCTTCCGCAAAATCCGCCCATGCCTCTGTAACGCCGCCACCGCCGTCAGCCGTGGCCGTCTTGCGTTGCAGCGTGATTATTTGATCCATAGCGCCAGCGTCAGCCATACCAGCCACCGCGCGAAAGGTTAATCAGGTGAGCCGCTCCGCGCGGAATATCCGAAAGTTTTGCCTCTGTCGCGTCTGCCCGGTTTTCGTACCAGTGAGAAACGATAAGCTTTAGAGCATGGATTATGCCTTGCTCTGGCGCGCCAAGCCCCGCAATGTAGCGAACTGTAATGGCGTCAGGGCGGTCATATGCCGACGGCCAGTTGTTTGACCGCACAAAAGCCCAAAAATCACTGCTATAAAGCGCAAAATCGGCAAGATTTGCAGTTTGCTGCGCGTTATCTGCGTCAAAGTATGACACCGAAACCAATTCAACAGCCGGGCGAATGCTTAACCGAATATCCCGGCTTGCGGATGAAAAGCTTTCATCCCAGGTTTGCGCCATAATCGCTTGGCCTAATTCGCCATCAGCGTCGATCATTGATACAGCCGCGTCAATGTAAGACTGAATTAACCCGTCTTCCGCCGATGATGTAACGCGCAAATGCGCCTTCATATCGGCCAGACTTACCGGAGAAGCCGCAGGGCCAACAACCCGCCTGACAATATGATCACCGGCGCGATACATTATTTTGCGGCCTTTTCAGCTTTGCGACCTTGCACCGATTTTTCAGGCGGTGAGACTCGCAACGGCTCTGCCTGGCCCGCCTCAATCATGCGCTTTGCCTCGGCTGCATCAACCTCGATCACGTCACCGCGATTTTCAGCACCCTTTGACGTTGCGCGGGCTGTCAATAGTTTAACTTGCATGGTTTTTCCTTCCGTTTCAGCTTGATAAGTAGGGCCATTACAGCCCTACCAGAAAGCCGAATTAGGCGTTGATCAAGTGCTTGACCGCAGCAGCATCCGCCAATTCGCCGTCAAAGCGAATATAGCCAGCCATGCCAAACCCCGGCCAAAAGTCCTTGTCTTGAATAGCCCCAACAAGCGGGGATCCGACCTTGCGCACGATGTACTGGGACATATCACCGAACAGCATGACTTTGTTGCCAGTGCCGAGAGAAGCCATATCATCATTGATCCAGTATTGACGCCCGTTCAATGTGCCAGGAATGCCAGCCTGGATATTGCCTTGCTGCCAAAGGTAATTTCCGTTCCCGTCTTTCAACTTGCGAACCGCCAGCAATGTTGAGTCGTTGAACATATAGCCGACCTTTGGCCCCTTGCGATAAGCACTGTTTACAGAATGCTCAAGGTCAAGGATTTCATCGCCGGTAATCGCGGCAACACCAGCGGCTGTTTTGCCAAGCCCCGATGCAGTCACAATGCCGTTTGGAGCGCCTGAACCAGTGCCGACCGTCAATTGCAGGTTTGCAATGCGACCGAGGCGAACACCAAGAGCGCGACCGATAAAGGCTTCAATAGCCAAAAAGCTATCATCGGCAAGCTCTTTCGAAACCCGCAGCCATTCGGTATCGAATGCGAAAGCGTCAAGTTGCTTTGTGCCAAACACAATATCCTTGCCGCCGTCATCAGTCAGGGTAGTGCCTTCTGTATGCGCTCCGGCTGTCGATGCGGTATCATTCACTGTCGGGAATGGCATGGAGTTGCCGCCGCTTGTGATCAATTCCTCGGTTACGCCGGGGTCATACATGGGGCCGTATGCCAACATCGTTTCAAAAACGCGGTTTAGCATTTGCTCTGGGATTGAGTACCCGCCTGCAGTGTTTGCCGTGGTTTGAGCGCGCAATTCAACCGCTTTATACCCACGGTCGAGAACCGATCTTGCCTCGGAAGACATTTCGCCGCGCTGGCCTTGCGCCCGAATGTATTCATGAAAAGCCTCGGCATAGTCCATGCCATCGCTGCGCGCCTCGACAGCATCAACACCGGGGCGCTTGGCTTCGCGCTTATTGCGCTCCTCGGCTTCGCGGTTTTCTTCGGCGCGCTTTTCGGCGGCCTCAAGCTTTGACAGGCGGTCAGCGCGGCCTTCGATTTCCGAAACTTCGGCAAGCGCCTTGTCAACGGATTTTTCAGCTTCGGCGCGCTGTTCTGGCGTCGATTTTTCGCTGATGCTGTCAAGCATGGAACGGGCTTCGGTCAGCGTTTTTGCCGCCTGCTCCCGCAGTGTTTTAATATCAGCCATCTTGGCCTCCATTTTTAACCTTGCCCAAGGGTCGGAAAAGGGCCAACAGCGAGAGCCGCCGTTATCGGATCAACTTGCGCTTCATGCGAAGTCGAAAATCTAGGGCGGTTTCAACCTTAGCCGCCCGCGCCGCGTCCAGTGACCGCAACGCAATCTCAGTGCCTTCATATGCCGGGGTCGTCACGATAGACACGTCTGCCAACGACGCCTTGCGAATTGTGCGCAATGGCGGTTCTTGCGTATCATCCCACTCTTGAACCTCTGGGAAGAAAGCAAACGACATTTTGTCCAAATCGCCGCGCTTCATTTTGCCCGCAATCGACTTTACGTCTGGGTCTTCGGGGTCAAGCGTGGTGGACATTTTCAAGCCGTGGCTGTCTTCTGAAAGCTTCAATGTTCCTGATCGGGTTCTGGCAAGCGGCAATCCTTCATGGTTGATAAGGAACACAACGTCATCGCGCCCGATTGCGTCCTTGAATGCCCCTGCTTTGATAACCTCGCGGAACATGCCGCCGATGTCTGTTTCCTGACCGAAAACCGCCGCGTATCCCTCAACCTTTAGGCCGTCAACATCGCTGCGAATTTCCGCAGGGACGCTATATCTGATTTCACGGCTCATCGCTGGCCCCTTCCGTTTGTGTCTGTTGCTTCTGGTCTTGCCCAGCGCCTTCAAGTGGTATTGTCGCGCCCTGAACAAGCAACACGTCACCGCCAGCAAGCGGCTCGCGGTTATCCATTGCCCGCGCCTCGTTTGGCGTTAGCTGGCCTGTCTGAATGGCCCGCGCGTTGCCTTCCATGCGGGTCTTGAAATCACCCCTCAAAAGCCCGTCAATGTTAAATTCAACAAAGCGGTTAGAGTTTCGCCCGAATAGCTTAAGGTTCATTTCGGCTTCCAACTGTTCAAGCCAGCGCTTCAATGTATGCTTGACCAAGTGCAAATCTTGCTGCTCAACATCGGAGCGAATGCCCTCGGAAAGGTCTTGCAAGAATACAGGCGGCAATGAAAAGATGCGCCCTACCTCCGCAATCATAAAGCGCATGGTTTCGACCATTTGCATTTTCTCAGGATCGCCGCCTAGCGGGTCAAGCCTATGGCCCACAGGAATGGCCAAGACGTTGCCGCCCTTGCGTGCTGCTTCCCGCGTGGCTTCTGCGATTTGATCCGCAGCCCGTGCCGCTGATTTTTCGGAACCAAATGGCCCTTGAAGTGCAAATGCTGGCAAGCCGCCATTCTTGAAAAGTTTTGCCCCGTATTCATTGGCGTTTACGGCTTTCCCGATAGCAACAGCACATTGCCGCAACGGGCTGCGATGCGAAAGCAAATCAGATTGCAGCATGAACGGAACATCAATGACCTCGGATTGATCGTAAACAGATGTCTTGCCGCCAGCCTTATAGCTATATTGCTTTCGTCCATTGCCAAGCCGTTTGACAGATGCGCCAGGCAACGGGAAAATATTTACAGGCCGCCCGGTTTCATCTCGCTCAATGTAGCTGACAAACCGGCCATCGGTTAAAACGCCTGTTGAGAACATATCAAATCGCCATTGAAACGAAGACAGATCATCATTGACGGCATTGTGCAGCATGATTTGCGTCGGGTCCGTTGCCCGCGCCTTTTTTTTGTTGCCTTTGCTGTCTTTGATATAGACGTTCATAGGCAACCCGGCGATTGTCCCTGAAATGAAATTGATCGCGGCCCAGACGGC